TAAAAAACATTTTTTAAATTTTTTTTTTCAAAAATTGTTTTTTTTTTTTTTTATGGATAAAAAATTGGTGTTTTTATCTACCCCCCCCCCCCCCCCCCCTACTGATCAGATAGATCACCCCTCGATTCATAGTTTGAAGATCGAAAACCGTTTATCGGTAAATTATTCAAACCCCTTATCCTGTGTGGGTGTATCTCGCTTCAGGGCGAAAGACTTACTTATTCCTAGCTGGGAAGAGTTAAGTGTTGCTAACATTGGTGTTAGTAGGATCAACAAGTATGTTGATGATGTTCCTCATTTTCCAGTGAGGGCTAGTAGGCGTAAGTTCCGTAGCAAGGCTCAATTTAACAGGCCTGTGATACGGAGAGAGGGGGATTTTATTCCCTCTGTAACTCGTTTCCTTGAGAATTTGTTTCCTTATCGGTATGATCGAGGGGACTATATTCTCTTTACTCGTGTTAGAGATGTCGAGGCATTATTCCATGGGTACACTCCTCAATGCAAGTACGAGGCTGATGATGAATCCTCAGAAGATGAGAAGGAATTAAGGGCAAGTCTTCGATTGAAGAAACTCAACTTAACCCGTTACCCACGTAATCCGAGTGCATGTATTGATTATCTTAGAAGGCGCAACCTTATATCGCAGTTTCGCATGGCTTGTGAGACTCCTAGTGCAAGGGATTATTTTCTTAGAGCTTCTATAGATCCTTCATGGAGACAGGAAATAAGGAATTGTATGTATCATAGGATAGATGTATCCATGGATAGATTAGTTAGACAGAGTGGCAATGAGTTTGCTTTAGGTGTTTTAGCTGGCCTTGCTGCTGGTAGTTTTGCATCTTCTGTTGCCACCACAAAATATCTTGAGTTGACTGGTAGGAGAGATGCTATTGTTGCTGGTGCCTCTCGCCTTAAAGATGATATGGTGGAGACGTCTAAGCGTTCCGGAGCTTTTCTCTTGAGATTTATGGTTTCTGTTGTTCAAGTCCATAATAGCTTCCATAGCAATGATGTGACCACAAAGATCTTGGCGGTCATGCAAATGTCTTTGTTGGCCGGTGAGGTCTATCTGTCGGAATGGCTCTCTCCTGTGATTGACGAACTTAAGAACATGGCTAAGCACATGACGTTGCAAGCCGGTTCCATTACCAGAACTCCTCTTCTTAAGTCTCTTCTTGAGATTCTTTCTAAGGTTGTATCATGTTCTTTTTTCCCAAAGGTGCCTGACGCTGCTCGGTTTTTGGCCATTTCTAGTCTTAAGTTCTTTAATGAGGCTATAGAAGGTTGTGATTTATTGACGTCATTAAGTAATGCTATTGGTGTTATTGTTTCAAATATTTCCAAGTTTATTGACTCTGGTGATGTTCAGGATCTTTTTGGGAAGGATATGGAATCTTCGCTCATGGCTGAGCTAGACGTTATGGAGGCTGAGATACTCTCTCCCCAGAGAAATTCTCTTGTAGCGACTGATAAACCTAGGATTCTGCGCTTCCGAGCTCGTGTGGAAGAAATAAGAGTTCAGCATTTGGGAGACAGGAGTCTTCAGAGCGCCATATTTACATCTAAGCTGGCCGTTGTTCGAGAGCTCGTTCTTATGTTCTTGCGCAATTCTAAGGCTAGTCGTAAGGAGCCTTTAGGTATTATATTTGCCGGTGATCCGGGAACAGGTAAGACTACTTTGACTGAAAATATATCTGACATGGTTAGAGCCAGACATGATATTCCATCACATATTGATGTTTGTTGGACCTATCAGCCTACTAAGCACCAGACTATTCCTTCCATTGTCTTAATGGTGCAAATCAATGATGCCTTCCAGATGAAGGACGAGATTGAACCTATGCTTCCCCTCCTGCAGACATTGGTGGATAAGACTATAGTTAAGGCTGAAGGAGCATCTCTACGTGAAAAGGAGATGTCTGCTATTGAACCCGAGGTGGTTCTGGTCTCTACTAACGAAGACAAGTACTTTTTCTCCACGGTTAGTGGTAGTGTTGCTAAACTAATGAGGCGATATTATCTTTGCCGAGTGGAATGGACAGACCTTGCTAGACAGTTGGCAAAGGATGGAGACTACGAGATTACCAAGACTTGGGAAATACCTGAGAATGTTGGCAAATCTGGCCTCGTAACCTATTGGTTCGGCGAAGCCCATACGGTTGCTCAGACAATTTATTTTGATAGGGCTAATATGAAGAGAGCTGCCATGTTTGAAACTCTCGACGGCTTGAGTCGCCACATATATCAATTGTATGGGAAGACAATGGATAGAGCTGCTCTTATGCCAACTAAGAACATTTGCAAGCATGGGGTCACTACGAATGAATTATGTAACGCCAATCCATGTGATCGGATTCCCACCACTTCCATTACTAGACAAGCATCACTGCACGATGATGATATAGAGTTAGATGTTAATGATGACCAGGTTATCGAGTTGGATGCAGGGGATACATATGAAGGACCTTTTACACCTCTGCTTAATACCTTGCTCCGAAATGGTAACATTGCTATTGATGGAGAAGATGAGCCCAATACTGATGAGTACACATCTATAATTCCGGCAGGTCCTGCTTTGAATTTCTTATTTGAGAACGACTATTGCGGTTACCCGCGCCCTGAAGATGTTAGCTCAAGATTTAATCACGGCAACGTATACTATCATCAAACTCAGAGTAGTGATATCCCTTCTTTAGGTGTTAAAGCTCCCAGTTTGCTTGGTCGTAAGCCTGTGCCCACTTCAGGGTTTAGTTCTAATCGTGGTCGAGCCACAAGGACTAAGTTGGTCATATTCGCCCAACCACACCCTACCCTACCTGACTCTCACGAGCTTCCTGAAGCCCATGGTGATTTTGGAGTGCCTTGTGACTTGATTGATGATGTATATCAGGTTGCTATTAGAGGTAGTGATATGAGAGTTGTTTTGCTGGACCGTAGTGGTACTGGTACTATGTTGCCCATAAACTCTGCTGCTGAAGCATATGTTTTGTTGCATATTAACTCTGCCGTTCATACTTTCATGAAGGTTGGTCCCTATACCTTGTATCCCGATGCTATATTTATGTCTATGAGTACTTATGACTCCCCTGTTAAGCATTATATGCCGGGTGTTTGGTCACTGGACTTTCTAGCTCCTCTTTTTGTTGGGGCAGTTGCCACGTCTTTAGCCGCTGTTATGGCTATACAGCTGTGTAGAACTACTTATGAGTGGGTGTATGGGACATCTCAAGCAATTGTTTCGGGTGGTGTAGATGGTATCCCCAATGTGCACAACGAAGCTGAGGTGATAGCTAGGAGACATATACCATGGCTAGGTTCTGTTTCGGCCGAGAAAACCTTAGTTACGTGTACTGGTAGGATGCAATGCAACGGAGCTAACCTTCATTTTGCTGTATATTGCCCAGGAATAGTGGTTTTTCCTAAGCATTTGCTAGAAAGAGCGAAGGAGAATGACGTGATTGATTTCCTTTATGATTCTGGTTTTAAGTGTAAGGAGCTTTTCTCAGCTGCCAAGTTTGTGGAGTGTAAATCAGATTTGGGCTTTTATTTTACCGGCTCAGTAGCTGGCTCCTATGTTGGTATTGAGAGTTGTCTATCCTCTGTCGATATTACTCCCGACGACGTGAGATTCAGAGGTGAGATTCGTACTGTAAGTAAGAGTGATTGCGATAGCCAATACATTCACGTTTCGGGGATGAAAACTGAATTAGGTGATTGTGGAGAACTCTACTATTCAGGGAACATCATAGTAGGTATGCATGTAGGTGTATTTAAATATAGGGGTACCCAGTGTATGGTGAGGCTGACCACCAAGTTGGGTGATTTGGCTAAGAATACCTTTCGAGACAGAGGGTATCTCGTTACCCCCCAGTGTCAGGACCTCCCTCTGAGTGTGAAGAAGTTGTGTACCACTACTGATCAGGCTATGAGGAGGAGTGATATGTACTTTCTTACTGAATCCGCTTCCCACCAAGAAGCTGTGCTCGCTGGCATGGTTCCTATTGGGAGTAAATCAGGGCGAGACACCAATAGAGCTACGTGCCATCGTTCAACACACTATGAAACTTTTGCTGATCTCGACCCAGGGTTTTAGGACCTAATATGGGACATGCTAAGTGCATTGATGGTGTGTATGTTAGCGCTGTCACTAAAAGATTTCGTTCAGTGACTGAGCGTGGCGTTTACTCTCAAGTCCTGGCTGATGAGGTTGTTAACTGGTATACAGGTCAATTTGGGGTTGGTTTAAATGGCCTAACTAAAAATCTTGGTCCATTAACACTTTACACAGTTTTGGTAGGGCACCCTCTTAATGATCTAATAGGCGCTAAAGCCCTTGATAAGGCTGTTGGTTTTGACCTTAAGATGCAAGGCCTGCATAAGTCTAAGGCGTTTATTATGAATCCATTAACCGGTTTATGGGTAATAGATGAGAGAATTACAAAGGAGGTTAAGGCTTGGGAGGATGCTATTGAGAATGATACGTTCAAAGCTATGATAGTTGAGGCTAGCGTCAAAGATGAGATCCTTATGGATTCTGATGTTGCCAAGGGTAAAGCGCGCCACTTCTTCACTCCCCCCTTAGCTTATAACTTGCTGTTGAAACAATATTTTGCTCCTGTTGTTGCACATCTATACTCTAGGCCTGAGTTGTCCGGAATGTTTTGTGCCATTAATCCAACCTCGTCAGACTGGGATAATCTGGCTGAAAACTTGTTAGCTAAAGGAGAGAGGATTTTTGAGGGCGATCAGAAGGCATTCGATATTCACCATGATTGGATCTTCTATGAGGTTTGTCGATTGTGTCACAGACTTATGTTGCGTCTGGGTTACTCCAAGAGAGATGCACACATGGCAACCAAATTGCTAATGAGAAGTAAGTACTATATAGTGGTTATTGACGGTGCTTTTTATTTCAGTAATGAAAAGATGTTTGCCGGCATCTGGATTACATTGGTCTTAAATTGTATGGCTACAATAATATTGACCAGAATGGCAAATGCCATGGCCAGTGGCAGATTTGCACCTCAGGAAGTTTTCGTTGCTACTGTGGGTGATGACTTGGTGGAATCTATGTCCATTGATGAGGCGGCTAGAATAGATCCTAAGGAGTTTGCACTAGCAATGCTCGAGATGGGCTATGTATTTACACCATCAAGCAAGAATGACAGCGATTTGAGGTATCGCACGTTGGCTGAGGCCACATTCTTAAAAAGGGAGTTTCATTATGATGAGGGACGTTGGAAAGCGCGCCTAGCCAAGTCATCATTATTTAAAACTCTATGTTATTCACTAACAACTAGTGATCCCGAGGGCCGGGATAAAGGAGCCTATTTATCTGTGTTGCATGAGGCCCTCCTTTGGGGGAGGGAATTTTATGCAGACATTTATGCAAGAGGGGTTAAGTTGAATTACGCCCCGCCAACCTATGAGGTCTTGCATGCCAAGTTCATGACTGGTAGTTATAGAACTTGGGACTTGGAACAACCAGTGATTCAACCGCAGTTAGATTATCACGTAGACGACGATATTAGACTAACGAAGGGTTTAGATGCGGAAGTGCGCAGGCACGAAAATATCAAATGCGAAGGAATGGGGATGGTGCTCCAATCTGGGTTTGAAAAATCACCAACTGAAAGAAATTTAGATATGTCTTCTGGAACTCGACTTGAAATTGTTCCTACCTCAAATGTCACTACCATGAACGTGGTTATTGAGGATACTGTAGTTCATGGAAACCCCTCATCTAGAGTGCAAGCTTTGGAACCGTATGCCCCACTGAAAGGTTTCTGGGAGCGTAAGCGTAAGGTCGCTACGTATAGTGTTTCTGCTTCAACCACCCTCAATAACACCTTTGATCCCATGGCTGCTATTATGACTATTCCGCAATTTTCAGATATGATTAATCTGTATCATGGGTATAAGGCTGATTACGTTTTTACATTCATTTACACTGGAAGTACTAACTCGTATGGTATGGTTAGGGTAAGCGCCAAACCTACATCATTTTCCGACGCTTATAATCCATCCGTTAGTGATTTGCAGAATGGCATTGCATTTGCAGACTTCACTATGACTTCCACTAGACCACATGTGGATTTAAATCTATCCGAGGCGTGTACGTGTGAGATGAAACTACCTTTCCCTTATGCAAAGAACTACGCTAGGCCCACTGATTCCACATGGTTTTTGACTGTTACTGAATTGTTGCCTCTTGCCAATGTGAATGGATTAACTCCCAATGACATAACTCTTGAAGTTTGGATGAATCTTGAGAATGTGGAGCTGTTCAATATGATCCCGCAAAGTGGTATGGAGGGAGGCCATTACTTTGGTGATATGGCTAAACGAGCTGTGAAACTTGCCGCGGCAATGTCTACTTCAGTTCAGACTCCTGTAGTTGCTGCCCTAGTCGCTGGAGTGGATCAACTCATGATGAAGGGGTGGAGCATGCCCCCTGTTGAACCAAGCAGTCTTGTTATCTCACGGAGAAATGTTAATACTGCTACTAATTGTCAGAATGATATGGCGTATCACATTGCCCAGGATGAGATCACTCAAACTAATGTTAGTTGGAATCAGTTTCCTTTGGGTACTCCTAATGATATGGATCTGCACTGGTTGAGATCGAAGTGGGGCCAGATTAGGAACAATTGGCAAGTTGGATTTGGAGATCCAATTGAGTGTTCACCAGGTCAGTACACTTTGACTTTCCCTGAGTATTACATGACACCACTATGCTTCTTCTCTGCTCCCTTTACCTACTGGCGTGGAGATATCGATTATAGGATTGAAGTGTTTACTTCGCCCTTAGTTAGGTGGCGGCTGGGGATTGCTGTCACCATTCCTAATGCACCTGGTTATCCTGCCGTTTTTCCTGTTAGTGGGGATGTTACTACACACGAGGTGGAGGTTAGCGGTAGTACTGTGTATGAGTTCACGGTAAAATATGCACAGGTCGATCCTTTTATGACATGGGCTGCTTCCTCCGCCGCATCATTGGGCATGCCCAATTTAGTTATGTATTCACTTATGACTCCCACTGGTCCCAGTACTTCTGTACCTCTTCCTTATGTCAATGTGTATGTTAGAGCAGGTAGCAATTTCGAAGTAGCGGTACCTACTACTGGTAACATGTGCAATTACACTCCCCAGAGTGGTTCAGCAGATATCTTTGGTTTGCCTAGTAGCAATAATCTAAAGGAGTTGCTTATGACTAAGGCACCGCACCTTACGTTGGGTCTCGTGATGACTGCTCTTCCTGGTACTCAATCTGACTTTGCTATTCCGGCGGATGGTTTGCAAAAGTTTGAGAACATATCCACGATTGGAGCCTTGGCTATTAAACTCAATGTGGATAACTTAGGGCCGACTTATAGGAATTGGCTGGGAAAGGCATTTATCGGATACAATGGTGGAACTAGTATGTCCATATGTGTGAATGCCAATGACACTATTCAGGTTGGTGGTTCCTATAGTGTGGGGAAGAATGAGCCGGGTTATGGGTTACCGGCTTTCGGTAGGAAATTTCCTGCTAACTTACAAAATCTCAGTTGCGTGATGGGCACTGGGATCTCCGATGTTACCTACCCATCAAAAAACCCTGCTAGATTCAAGACCTCGAGAGGCTCGACTAGCAACTCTTCCCAAATATGTTTGAGTTACCGTTCCGGTAATAGGATCAATCCCTC